GATTCTAGGCGAGTGATTGATACTTTCAAAAAACTTGATAGAATAGATCAAGTTGAAACTTCAACAATATAGGAGAAATTATGTCAGACGAAGTAAAAACAGCAGAAGAAATTGCACAAGATTTCACAGCTATGGGTCATTCTGTAGATCTAATCAATGGTATTATTGATGGTTCTAAAATGAGTAATGAAACAGCTGAAGAAAGACAAGATTGTGTCAATAGAAATGTTGAGCATTTAGAAATCATGGTTGCTAAAGATTACTGGACATCAGAAGATATGACTGCATCTAATGCAGCGATCACTGCAGGTAAAGCACACACAGCAAGCTAGGAGATCTAATGATCACAATTGACGATAAGAAGTACGATGAAACTAAGCTTTCAGATGAAGGGAAAGTTGCGTTAAATAATATCCAAGTAATCAATCAAAATCAAAGTAAGTTAAAAATTAATTTTGAACATAATGAAATTTTGTTAAAACATTACTTGGATATTTTAAAATTAAATCTACCTGAAGAGGTAAAAAAAGAAATAGATGAGTGAAGTAAAAGTAAATAAACTCAGTCCAAGATCTGGCACTACTGTCACCATAGGTGACAGCGGTGACACTATTAATATAGTTGGTACATTACAAAATAATGGATCAGTTATACCAGGAGATATTTCTTCAGTCGTAGCAGGAACAGGTTTATCTGGTGGTGGTACATCAGGAGATGTAACTTTAAATGTTGAGGCTGCGCAATCAGGTGTAACTTCTCTTGGAACTTTAACAGGTTTAACTGTCAATGGTAATGTTAGTGTTGATGGTGGCTCAATAAAATTAGATGCAGATTATCCAACAGGTACAGGTAATCTTGCTATGGGTAATGCTTCCTTAGATAGTGGTAGTTTAAGTGGAAATTTTAATACAGCAATCGGTAGTACATCTTTAACAGACAATACCTCTGGTGCTTCTAATGTAGGAGTAGGGTACGGTTCTTTAGCAAATAACACAACAGGTGGTTCTAATACTGCTATGGGTGTTAATTCTCTTGAAGCAAATCAAACAGGCTCAAACAATGTTGCAATAGGTACACAATCACTTGATGCAAATACAGCAGATAACAATACAGCAGTTGGTTATCACTCTATGTTATTAAATGAAAGTGGTTCTAATAATGTAGCAATTGGTAGACAAGCTTTGTGTTCCAATACTTCAGCAGCTTGTAATACTAGTATTGGAGATAGAACTTTATGTGCAAATACAACAGGAGCTAACAACACATCAGTTGGTGCTTTTGCTTTATGTAAAAACACAACAGCACCTGAAAACGTAGCAGTAGGACACAAAGCTTTATGTAATAACACAACAGGATGTAGAAATATTGCTATAGGTGTTAATGCGTTAAGAAGTCAAAGTGGTAATGCACATTGTAATACTGCTATAGGTTATAATGCTATGATATATAGCGATAGTGGTGGTTGTAACACAGCTGTTGGTGCTTTAGCTTTAGAAACTAATTCTTCAAGTGACAATTGTAATACAGCTGTTGGTGTTAGAGCCTTATGTAGTAATCAAGGAAATAATAATGTTGCTGTTGGTGCTTTAGCTTTAGATAAAAATGCAGCAGCAGATTATAATACAGCAGTTGGAACATTATCTTTAGCTTGTAACACAACAGGTGCTTGTAATACAGCCATGGGAGGTTTTACTTTATTTGATAATACAGCAGGAATTAGAAATGTTGCAATAGGTCATAGTGCTTTAGGAAACAACACTACTGCTGGTAATAGTCAAGCAATTGGTTACAATGCTTTAGTTTCTAATACCACAGGTTGTCAAAACACAGCAATGGGTACTGGAGCTATGCAACATAACACAATAGGTAATAATAACATATCATTTGGTATATCTTCTCTTTATTGTAACACAGAGGGTAGTAACAACGTTGCAATTGGTTGTGGTTCATTAATAAATAATACAACAGCGAATGAAAATACAGCTGTTGGTTTTAGGTCAATGCAATTAAATGTAACAGGAACTTGTAACGTAGCAGTTGGTGCTTTAGCATTATGTAAAAATACAGCTACTGCAAACACAGCTGTTGGTTACTCAGCACTTTGTTGTAATTCATCTGGTAATAATAATACAGCAGTTGGAGATAAAGCCTTAACAGTTAACACAACAGGTGCTAATAATGTTGCAGTTGGAAAAGATAGTTTAAAAACAAATACGACAGCATCTGGAAATACAGGTGTTGGAGAAAGTGCTTTAGAAGTAACAACAACTGGTTGCTGTAATACAGCAGTAGGAAATGGTGCGTTACAAGCTAACACTACAGGTGATAATAATGTAGCAGTTGGTCAAGCCGCTTTAGCTTTTGCTACGACAGCAGATAATAACGTAGCAATTGGAAGGCAAGCTTTATTTTGTAACGTAACACATGTTTCTAACACTGCTTTAGGTACATGTGCATTATTTTGCAATACAGCTCATAATAATACAGCGGTAGGTATAAATGCATCTGCATTAAGTACAACAGCAACTTGTAATGTAATAATGGGAGTTAGTGCAGGTGAAAATGTTACAACAGCAAGTAATAATGTATTTTTAGGAATTGGAGCTGGAGGTACTACAACAACAGGTGGTGGTAGTGTTGGTATTGGTAGATTAACAAGAACAGGAACTACTGGCGGTTCTAATAATATAATCGGTGGTGATAGTGGAGGAGCTATAACTAGTGGCTTTTATAATAATGCTATAGGAAATGGCACTATGCTCCAGTTAACTACAGGAACGAATAATATTGCAATGGGTCACGATTCTGGTGCTTGTGTAACAACTGGTTGTGATAATATCATGTTAGGTTACAAAACAAATACTAATGCAACAGGAACAGAAAATATTATTCTTATAGGTCATGGAGATGGTATTAATAAATTTGTTAGTGGTGGAAATAATACTATTAAAATGGGTAAAAGAACTGCTAATATTAATAATGACTTTAGTTCAAATGCAAACTGGTCCCACTCATCAGATGCTAGATATAAAAAAAATGTACAAGATAATACAATAGGTTTAGATTTTATTAATGATTTGAGAACTGTTACTTATCAATGGAAAGCACTATCAGAATTAGATCCATCATTAGCTGAGTATGACAAAGATAAAACTCAAGCAGATTGTTCAAAAACACAACATGGTTTACTTGCACAAGAAGTAAAAACAAGTATGGATAAATTAGGTATTACTGAAGATTTTGCAGGTTGGAGTAAAGATATTTACCATAAAAACGAAAAGCAAAATATATCTGAAAGTATGTATGTAATTCCATTGATTAAAGCAATTCAAGAATTAAAAGCAGAAATAGACGAACTTAAAAAAGGAGCTTAATCAATGCTTGGGATAACCGCAATAGCACAATCACCCATTGCAGCATTAGGCGGAACTAATGCTAATGTAGCCGTAACGGGTATACAATTAACTTCTAGTATAGGCCAACAAATATTACCTAACATTGAAGTAACTCTAGGAGGTCAACAACTAGGGTTTACTATTGGTACATATTCAGTAAGCGCAAGTGGTAATGTTACTATTATAACCGGTGTCGATCATGCAATAGATACTTCTATTGGTTCAGTTACAACTTCAGCAAATGCTAATGTAAATGTAACAGGTTCACAATTAACAGGTAGTCTTGGACAATCTACTATTATTCCAAATTCAATAATCACGGTTACCGGAAACCAGATAACAAGTTCTACTAATTCTGTAACAACCACAGGAAATGCTGTTGTCATTCCAACTGGAATTGAAATAACTGGAAGCGTAGGAGTTGCTTTTGTTACTGCATGGGCAGTCGTAGATCCAGGAGTAACTAATACTTGGACTGAAGTAAGTAAAGGGGTGACTAATACTTGGACTGAAGTTGATAAGGCTGCTTAAACAGGGTATAATAGCAAATTATGGCATCAACATATTCATCAGATCTTAAACTTGAACTTATGGCCACGGGTGAAAACTCGGGTACATGGGGAACTAAAACAAATACAAACTTAGAACTTGTTCAACAAGCAATCGCAGGTTATCAATCTATTAGCGTTGCATCTTCAGATGTTGCATTAACAATGGCTAATGCTTCTATTTCTAATGCTAGAAATATGATTTTAAAATTTACTGGAACTTTAGCTGCAAATAGAACTGTTACAATACCAGACTCAATAGAAAAATTTTATATTGTAGTTGATGGTACTACACACGGATCTTTTAGTTTAACTTTTAAAACTGTATCAGGAACTGGCTTTACCTGTTCTCAAGGTAAGAGTCATTTTTGTTATTCAGATGGAACTAACATAAATTTGATATCTGGTATTCAATTAGCTAATAATACATTAGATGCTGTATTAGATAATGGGAATACTTCAAATGGAACTATTAATGTAAGTAATGTTACAGTAACTGCAGCAACATCAGTTAATACTTTAGCTGCTACCGGCAATATTACAGGTGGTGTAAATCTTACTATTCAAGATAACATAACTGCAACAGCAGGTAATATTGATGCTTCTGCAGGAAATGTAGATGATCAAAAAGGAGAAATTAGAACAGTTCCAATAAATACAAAAACAGCATCTTATACTTTACAAGTTTCAGACCACGGTAAGTTTATTAATACAGACAGTCAAGTTACAATTCCTCCAAGTGTTTTTTCTGCAGGGCAAACTGTAACAATTTATAATGATTCAGGTTCTAATATTACACTCACAAAAGGTAGTGGGGTAACAATGTATTGGTCACAAAATGGAACTAATGCTAATAGAACTTTAGCTACAAGAGGAATTGCTACAATTCTTTGTGTAGGTAGTAACGAATTTGTAATCACTGGCGGAACATTAAGTTAGGAGATAACCATGACTCATTACTCTTTGTTAATAGGAGCAGGAGGTTGGTTTCCTACAAGTGCTAGTGGAGGAACAGTAACCACAGAAGATATAGGTGGTATTGATTATAAAGTTCACACATTTACATCATCAGGAACATTAGCTATTGCATCTGCAGGTGCTCAAGCAACTGTTGAAGCTTTTCTTTGGGGAGGCGGTGGAGGTATTGGTGGTTTTACTGATACTAGTGGAGACCCTGGAAGAGGTGGTAGAAACGGTGGTAGTGGTGGCGGAAGTGCTTATGCTAGAAATTTAGCTTTAGCTGTTAATGATGAAGATTTAAATATATGTGTCGGTGGTGCTGGAGGTGCTGGTTCTTTAGGTGCAAATTCTAATGGTGGTTCTGGTGGTACTGGAGTAGATATAAGTGGAGCAGATTTTTATTTTGGAGCAACAGGAGCCTCTGGAACAGTGCCCTTCTCAGGTGGAGGAGGTGGCGGTGGCGGAGCCTCTGCAATCATAAGAAGTACAACAGGATTAATAGTAGCTTCAGGAGCTGGAGGAGGTGGTGGTAACGAAAGAAAATCAGCTGCCGGTAACGGTGGTGGAGGTAATCTAGACGGAACTAATGGTGCTTCTGGTGGTGGTGGAAGTGCTGGTGCTTCTAGTGATACAAATGGTGCTCAAGGTGCATCAGGGCCTCACTCAGTTGCAGGATCTGGTGGAGGTGGTGTAAACGGTGGTGGCGGTGGTTCATCTCCAGGTGGAGATTTTCAAGGTGCTGGCGCTGGAGGTGGTGGTACATCTACTGCCGGTACAGGTTCAGGAACTGCAGTAGTTAACGGTGTAACTCCTTCTGGAAATGCTGCTGGAACTCCAGGAGACGATAGCTACACTTCTTATAATAGTAGTGGAACATATGGAAAAGGCGGTGGTGGTGGAGGAACAACACCTGCTAGTGTTCCTAGTGCAACGGGTGGCTTAGTTGTGGTAAGATACCCAATACAATTCCCAGGATAATTATGGCATTAACTAATGTAAAAATAGCACCCGGATTTAATAAAGCTGATACTCCATCAGGTTCTGAAGGACAATGGATAGATGGTGATTTTGTAAGATTTAGATATGGACAACCAGAAAAAATAGGTGGTTTTACTGCTATAGGAGCAGAAACAATTTCAGGGCCAACAAGAGCTCAACACACATGGACAGATTTAGAAGGTAGAAGATATGCAGCATTAGGTACATCAAAAGCTTTATATATTTATTATGAAGATAAATTTTATGATGTCACGCCACTTGCAACAGCAATAACTGGAGCAACTCTTACATCTACACAAAATTCAAATATAATTACAGTTACAAAAACTAGTCACGGACTAGATGTTGGAGAGTATATAACTTTTACTTCTGTAACATTACCGGGTGGTGGAGCAACAAGTTTTACTACAGCAAATTTCACAGATTTTACTTTTGAAATTTTAACAGTACCAACAACAAGTACGTTTACAATACAAATGAAATCTAATGAAACTGGCACAGGAATGTCAACTGCTGGAAGTGTAACCATTAATCCATATGAAGAAATAGGACCTACAATTCAAACATATGGTTATGGTTGGGGAACAGGTACCTGGAGTAGAGGAACATGGGGATCGGGTACAACTAGTTCTACCATTATTCTAGATCCTGGTACATGGTCGTTAGATAATTTTGGACAACAATTAATTGCAACTATCAAAGATGGTAAAACTTTTGTTTGGAATCCTGGTGTATCTAATCCATTAACAGTTCGTGCAACAGTTATGTCTGGAGCTCCAACAGCTACAAGATTAACTATTGTTTCTGATAGAGATAGACATTTAGTGCATTTAGGAACTGAAACAACTATAGGAGATGCAACTACACAAGATCCCATGTTTATTAGATTTAGTGATCAAGAAAATTATAGTGTATATCAACCATCTTCAGTTAACACTGCAGGTACATTTAGACTTGATACGGGTAATAAAATCGTAGCCGCTGTTTCTGGTAAAGATTATAATTTAATTCTTACTGATCAAGCAGCTTACACAATGCAATTTGTTGGGCCACCGTTTACTTTTTCTATTAGACAAGTTGGTTCTAACTGTGGGTGTATTGGACAACATGCAGTAGTCTATGCTGATGGTAGGGTTTATTGGATGGGATCTGGAGGAGGATTCTTTGTATTTGATGGTACAGTTAAATTACTTCCATCACTTGTTGAAGATTTTGTATTTACGACCACCGGATCAAACGTAGGTATAAATTATTCATCTAATGAAATTATATATGCATCACACAATTCTTTATTTAATGAAATTATTTGGTTTTATCCCGCAGGGACACCAGCAGGAAACCCAGCAACACAAAACAACAGATCAGTAGTTTATAATTATGTAGAGAATAGTTGGTCTACTATGACACTCGCTAGAAGTTCTTATGCAGACGCAAGTACATATGCTGTTCCTTATGCTACGGAGTATACGTCTTCTAATACACCAACCATTTCTAATTTAAGTGGTGCAACAAGCACTTTTGGGTCAACTTTATATTTTGCGCAAGAAGTGGGTAACAATGAAGTTGCGCTTAATGGTACCGTAACAGCTATACCAGCTTACATTCAATCTGGAGATTTTGATTTACCTACTGATGGAGACGGTGAATATCTTTTAAGAGTTAGCAGATTTTTACCAGATTTTAAAAATTTACAAGGTAATGCAATTGTAACTATTTTTCTTAAAAATTTTCCTGTTGATGCTGGTACAGGTTCACAATTAGGTCCTTTTACTATAAACTCTAGTACACAAAAAATAGATACAAGAGCTAGAGGAAGACTTGCTAATATTAAAATACAAAATACTGCTGTCAATGAAACTTGGAGATTTGGTACATTTAGAGCAGATGTTAACGTAGACGGGAGACGATAATGCCAGCAGGAATGCATGAAGGGATGAAATCCTCAAAAGTATCTGGATCTGCACCAAAAGGTGGTGGAGCAGATATGTCAACTGTAAGAGACAGTAAAGGTCAAAGAAATGAAAATCTTGCCATAAGAGCAAATAATGCTCAAACATTAAGTGGTATTGAAAATTTGGTTAGACAACAAAATGCTGATAAGCGAGAAGAAAAATTTGAAGTATTTAGAGCCAAGCCTTATTCAACACAAATGGCAAAATTCCCTGGTATAACGGGTTTAGTTTTAAATATGTTACAAGGACCATTAAAAGCAAACTCGGTTTATAATAGAGATTTTTTTATGAATAGAGTTGCTCCTTATCAAAATATTGACTTTGCATCTTTAAATCCATCACAACAAGAACAAATGTATAAAGACTACATGGCACAAAGATTGTCAGGAGAAACAGATGCAATGGGAAGACCTATAAATAATTTTGGCAATAATGGTGGGGGAGGTATAGCTGAAATACCACAAGAACCTTTGATACAACCTGTAAATGACACTGGAATAAATCAGTTAAATCCTTATGTTAAAGGTGGAGAGTTTATTTACGGAATACCAACAGGAGTTTAACATGGCAAAAATAAATGTTTATATACCAGAACCACAACCTGAATATAGTCCTGAAAATTTTAGACAAATTAACCAAGGTCTTGCAACAATTGAAAACCAACTTAATACTTCTTTTCAACAAGACTTGAAAAACGAACAAGATTCATTTAATTATTTTATGCAATGACAATTAGATATAAAAGCTCAACATTTGATTTAACAGACACTAATGTAACTAGTGTTCTAACTTGCCCTGCAGATGCAACTATTATTATTAAATCTGTACAAGCTAATCATAAGACTGCATCCAATGTAGATGTAGATGTTTTTTTACACAAATCTGGAGGTTCAGCTGTAGAAATAAGTCATTCACAATTAAATAAAAATTTTGTTAACATGGTTACTTCCAGTTTAAATATGGAAGCAAATGATATTTTAAAAATTCAAGCATCTTCTGCAAATACAATCACAGGTGCTATAAGTTATGCACTAATAGACCGATCACAAGAAAATGGCTAGAAAATTTAAAGATTTTGTAGAAAGAGATAAACCTAGGAAAAGGCCGCGAAGACACATAAAAAATGCTAACAAGAAAAAAAAGTTGCAACATAATAAAAAATATAATAGACAGGGTCGTAGACAAAAATGAGTGAGCCTATTAAAATACCCGCTGAAGCGAAAGAAATTATTAAAAACAAAAGGACGGGAAAGGTATATGATAGTAAAACTCATTTTGATTCTGATGTTGCTGATCCCAATACTGACACTACTGTGGATGATTTTAGACAAGACCTCGAAATAACTGTAACAAAGGTAACATTAGGCGCACAAACAAAAAAATAATGGAACCCCGAGGCGCAACCGAAATCCAAATGGAAATGCTACAAAAATATGTAGCAAAAGATATATTAGATCAATTTCAAATTTGTACATCCATACCAGGTAAAGTTCCTCTTGATCCTAATAAAATAAATATTTTGTGGCAAAAAAACTCTTGGGATCAACCTAACTTACAAAAATTTTTTACTAATAAAGAAAGACATAAAGAATATGATTGGTATATTTTTAACAGTCATTGGAATTACGAAAAATTTAGAATGATGTTTGATATACCAACAGAAAAATCTATTGTAATTAAAAATGGTATAGCTAATTTTCCTAAAAGAAAAGTATGTAAAAAAGGTTCACCAATTAGACTTATACATCACTGTACCCCATGGAGAGGATTAAATGTATTGTTGCGTGCCATGCAAGACGTGGAAAATCCAAATGTTACTTTAGATGTTTACAGTTCATCAAAAATATATGGTTCTGAGTTTGAACAAGAAAGTGATCAAGATTTTGTACCTTTATACGAACAAGCCAAAAAATTAACAAACGTAAATTATATTGGATACAAACCTAACGAATATATATTAGAACATATGAATGAATATGATATGTTTGTTTATCCTAGCATCTTTGAAGAAACATCTTGTGCATCTGCACTTGAAGCTTTAGCAGCAGGAGTTCATGTTATTACAAATAACTTTGGTGCATTGTATGAAACTTGTGCTGAATGGCCTGTGTATATTAACTATTCTACAAATTATGAACAAATGGCTAAAGATACTGCAGCCGCAATTGACGTTGCTTCATCTTATTTACATGAAACATTTATACAAGATCACTTAGAAGAACAACAAAAGTTTTATAAAAGATTTTATAACTGGGAAAAAAAAGGAATGGAATGGACTAATTTTTTGAAAGGAGTTATCAATGAAAGAAACAATAAATGAAGATACTTACCAAACATTAAAAGAAGCTAAAGTGATGGATCCTTACGAAAAAGCTACTATGCCAATGTGGAAAACGGACACCGGACAAACGACACCTAAGACAACTTTATTTGTTGCAACTCCTGTGCACAGTGAGTGTTCAATACACTACACACAAGCATTATTAGAATTACAACAATTATGTTTTAAAAATAAAATAAAAATTACATTTCAATTATTAAAATCTTCTTTAATTACTCAAGGTAGAAATTTATGTGTTTCTGGTTTTCTAGAAACAAATTATAGTCATATGCTATTTGTTGATTCAGACATTTATTTTAATCCAAAAAGTATTATTGAAATGATTAAAAAAGATAAAGAAATTATTTCCATTCCCTATCCTCTTAAAACTATTATGTGGGACAAAGCTATGGAAAGAATTAAAAATGATCGTATAAAAAATGTATCTGATTTAAAAAAAGCTTTTAACACTTATCCAATGAAAGTAAAAAACCACAAAGATATTACTTTAGATAATGGAGTTATAAAAGTTACACATAGTCCAACAGGTTGCATGCTTATTAAAAGAAGTGTTTTTGATAAAATGATAGAAAAATATCCAGATAGAGCAATTGTACAAAAGACGGTAATTAATGGAGAGTACGTAAACAAACCCCACATGTGGAATTTCTTTGATTGTATACATGACCCAGACACCAAAACTTACTTAGGTGAAGACTTTTCTTTTTGTAAACTTTGGAAAGATATAGGGGGAGAATGTTACGCATATGTAAGTGACTCTATTATTCATGTAGGAGAACACCAGTATGAAGGTTCGTTTTTAGACGAGTTGAAACCTGCCTAGTAAAATGGTATTATTTTAACTTTAAGATCTTAAAAGGAGAATAAATTTATATGCCACATCCACTAGCAATTGCTGCTGCATTATATGGCGGATATCAAGGATACAAAGGAGCTAAACGATCAGGAGCTTCTGGATTAGGAAGACTTTTTGGAGCTGCCGCAGGAGCTTACGGTGGTTACAATTTAGCAGGAATGATACCTGGTGTATCAACATCAGCGCCTGCCGTGTTAGCAAATTCTGCAGGTACAGGTACTATTGCAGCTAACTCACCTTTTGCTGCAGCTGGAAATTCTTCTTTAGTAGGAGTGGGCGCTGCTACTGAAACTGCAAAACAATTTGGTTTAGAAGAATTAAAACAAATGATGTTGATGAATAAAAAAGGAGAGTTTAGTCCTTATAAAATTTCTGGATTAATAGGTGCGGGAAGTTATTTAAGTGGTGCTTTTGATCCACAACCAACAGACATATATACACCAGGATATAACATGGGTTACTTAGATCTTAAAAATGAAAGACCTGGCTATACATACATAGACCCGGACACCGGACAAGAAAAAGCATATGAAAAAATTTATTCACCTGAAGAAGGTGGTTTAGGCGATCCTAGAATGGGTCCTTATCAAATGAATGTAAGAAGATTAAGAACTGGTGGAATTGCTTCTATAAAAAAATTTAACGAAGGTGGTGTAAACTATCTTCCATCAAAAGTTTCACATGACGAAAACGATGCTAATAACTACGTAAGAGCATCAGGTTATGTTGCAGACGGAGAAGGCGTAGGAGATAAAGACGAGGATACAATGTTAGCTCAATTAGCAGACGGAGAGTTTGTAACAAGAGCAGATGGAGTATTAGGTGCTGGAATCATAGCTGGAGCAAATCCAAATAGCATGAAAGATATGCGAGAAAAAGGTGCCGAATATTTCTATGAACAACAAAAAAGATACAAGCGTGTATTTGATTTATTAAAGGATAGAAATGGCAACAGCGAACAAAAAACAAATTAAACCCTTAGTAAGTATTCTTCCTTTAGAACCAAAGGATATAGAAAGATTTTGGCCTTTAGCTGAATTTATGGTGGCAGAAGCTTTAGCATTTTCTGGTAAATATGCAGACTCTGCTTGGATTATGGAAGAATTAAAAAAAGACATGATGCAGTGTTGGATTATGTTTGGTTCAGATGAATTTGAAGAAAATAAAGTATTTGGTATTTGTGTTGGAAGAATAGGTATAATGCCTAATTACAATCAATATGAAATTGTAATATGCACAGGTAAAAGAAGAGAACTGTGGGAAGACAATTTAATAAAAGCAGTTACAGATTTTGCATTAGTAAATAAATGCAAAAGAATGAGTATAATGGCCAGACCTGGTTGGGAAAAAGTTTCCAAAAAATGGGGATGGAAAAAGAAACACGTACAACTAGAGAAATGGATAGGATAAATATATGAGTTTTTTCGGAGGAGGAGGTGGAGGATCACAACCAGCAGCACCATCTTCACAAACACAATTTGTAAGAGAAGCACCGGGTATAGAAGAACGAAAAATTGAGTTGATGGACATTGCGAGACAAGTCGCGCAAAAACCTATTGATCTTCCTGATTATCAAATAGCTGGATTAGGTTCTCTAGAACAACAAGGTATCAATGCTGCACAAACAACAGGAGTTGGTACAGGAGCGGTTGGTCAAGGTATATCTACTATTCAAGGAGCAGCAGCTCCAGTAGGTGCTCAACAAATTTCACAATATTTAAATCCTTACCAACAATATGTAACAAATGAAATTGGTAGACAAGGCCAAATGATGCAAAATCAATTAGGTTCTCAAGCAGTTACTGCTGGAGCTTTTGGTGGAGGCAGAGAAGGTGTTCAACAAGCAGAGCTACAAGGAAGAATTTTATCTAACATGGGTCAAGCACAAGCTCAAGGTTTTAACACAGCTTTAAGTGCTGCACAGAATCAACAAAGAGTTGGTCTAGCAGCAGGTCAACAACTTGGACAAATGGGTGCTTTACAACAACAAATGGCTCAAGGAGATATTCAACAACTGATGGCTGCAGGTGGTGTGCAAAGACAATTAGCACAGCAGGTGTTAGATGCACAAAGACAATCTACTTTACAACAACAATACGAACCTTATCAAAGAGCTGAGTTTTTATCTAACTTATATGCTGCAGGTCCTAAATCTTCTTCACAACTTACAATGGGAAGTGCTCCAACACAAAGTCCACTAGCCCAAGCTGTAGGTACTGGTATAGGAGCGTTTACAGCATTTCAAGGAATGAAACAAGCCGGACAATCAAATTAGGAGGTTTGATGTCATTAAATAAAGTTTTAAACAGACCTATGTTTCGTAAAGAGGCTCTTAGAAGAGGTGTGTTAAAAACTATTAATGCCAACACAGGTGTCATGGTAGGACAACCGTACACTGGAGCACCAGTTCCAGCTTTAAGAAAACCACCAACATTTATGGAAAGAATGTCTGTAAGTACTCCAAGTAGATTTGCAAAAGGAATATTTAGTATTCCTGGAATAGGCGGATATTATGCTGGAGATAAAGTAGGACAAGCTTTAGGTATTGAAAGTGAAGTAGGAAGAATGCCTTTTGGTTTAGCTGGAGGTTATTTAGCAACTAAAGCAATGCCTGCATTAGCAAGTGCACCTGCTTTAACTTCTGCAGCTCTTTTAGCAGGTCCTGCATATCTAACTATTGCAGGTGCAAAAGAAAAGGAAAGAATTGCAAAAATGAGTCCAAAGGAAAGAGAAGCTCATAGACAAAAATCTATGCAATTTGGAATGTCTTATTTAGATGATGAAATGTTTAATCAACAATTTAAACCAAAACCTATTGAAGAAAAAGTTGCGGAAGATAAAAAAATAATAGCAGGTAAAAGAAAATCTAACAGACTTGGATTTCAAAATAGATCAAAAACATTGAAGGCTGAAGGCGATCCACTGCTACAGGACAACGTTGCTAATTCAGATGACATTGCTAATTTAGATTCAGTACAAGAAAACTCTATAATGGGTTCATCTATTCCTCCAGGAGAAAAAGGAGGACCAGGATTTGTTGAGCAAAGTGATGCACCTAAAGTTTCAGTTAAAGAAGATAAAGATATGTCTAATGCAGAAAAGAAAAATATTAAAAATCAAAATGAAATTCAAGGTAATAATGAAATAGCATTGGGTGGCCCATCTGACGATGTAGATTTTAATAAAACAATTGCACTTGCTAAAAGATATCAAGAAGAAATATTTAAAGGTGAAGGATCACAAGCTGGTTTAGTATTTTTAGCTAACCTTGCATCAGGATTGCTAACAGGGACAACTAAAAAACGAGGTTTAGGTGGAGCTTTAGAAGTATTTGGTCAAGCAATAGGCCCTGCAGTAAATAACTATGCAACAATAAAATTAAAAGAAGGTGAGCTTAGAGCTCGAAACAGAGAATCATCACTCAATGCTGCAGTAGATCATATGAAATTTGTAAATGACAATGCTAACGCTGAAGTTGAAAGACCAGAACAAACTGGTGGAATAGTTCAAATAAGAGGGGCTGATGGAAGATTAAGAAACTACAAAGCTTATCAAATGAAAGATGGTACAGTTACAATGGCTGCAGGAGTTGGTAATGATGGAAGAGAAATGTTTGTGCCAGTAGCACAGGGCGCACCTATTTCTGATAGTAATGGACAAGTAATTGGTCAATTTGAAAATTTCTTAGAACAAAAAAATGTAGATAAAAGATTATTTGATATTCAAGACGTGCTTGGAAATAGATACAATGCATTATCTGTTACAAGAGATGTATTAAAAACTTTAAATCAAATGGATGAGTCTGGTGAAACTGTAAAAGCCGGTGCTGCATTATCTATTGATCAATTTACTAGAAGATTAAGTGGTGTTGCAAAAGAGGTACTTGGATTTGAAGTATCTGGAATGTCTTTAGATGCATTAGAAGCAAAAGTATCTGAACTTCAAGCAGATGAATACGCTGCAATAGACAGAGATCCAGATTTAAGTGATGAAGGTAAGGAAGCTGCCAAGAAAAATTTAGATAGTAAAAATTTAATTAAGCAAGCTAAAGCTAGATTAAAAAATAGAGGAATGTTATCTGGGTTATCCAGAGAAGAACAAGAGAAACTTGCTGTACAAGAAGTTACACTGACTTATGCACTTGCAAATACATTTAAAGATCAAGATAGATTAACACAAAGAGATGTTAATGCTGCGAAAGAAATTGTAAATATATTCTCATTAGGTAGATCTTCTAAAGACGTCAAAGCATCTATTCAAGCAATTGGAAGACAACTAGAATCTGATATTAGAAGACAGGAAAGTTTATACACAGTTGCAGGTGGTTTAGAAACTACTCTTAAAGATTTAAGAAGACTAAAAAACTTTGAAGTATTTGAAGGTGAAGGCGGAGTTGCTACACAATTAGCAGAAGATTTAAGTTTGGAAGAGATAGAAAATATTATTGAAGGAATAAACTAATGGCTTCCTTAAAAGATATCCAAGATCAAATTGACAATAATACTTTTGACCCTAATAAATTAACTTTTAGACAAAGAAAAGCAGTAGATGAAGCCATTAAAAGAGGGCTAATTACTGGCCCTTCAATGAACGAGTTACAAAGTAAAAGAGCTGGTGCTGCAAAAGACGTAGCAACTATTGATGCTGCTGTTAAAAATCCTATTGGTGTAAAACTACAACAACAAGGAAGCTCATTAGATGGTAGATCAGAAGCAGTCCTTGCTGGAGATCTTTTAGGATCAATTACACCTTACGTTGCAATGAGAAAAAAAATATTTAGTGCAGCTAAATCAAAAGTACCAGGAGATAAGTCAACTGGACTATTTGCTAGAACTAAAATGTTTAGTAACTTTGCTGATAAACTAACAACAAGATTACCAGGAAGATTTAAATTACTTGGAGGCTTAGCAAAATTAGTTGCAAAAGTAGCAGACCCAACTGTTGGTAGAGTATTAGCTAGTCCACTTGGAAAAGCAGAAGTATACTCTGTATTAGGTGGTACTGCAGGTGCAGGCGCAGGTTCAGTTACTTACGACATGTTAAATGAAACTGTTGGAGTTGCTGCAATGGATGCAATAGCATCGGACATGGAAAACATGAGTCCACAAGAAGTTAATACAGATATGATGGCTAATGCAGCGGACTCTATGTTTACAGCTTTAGCATGGAACGCTGGTGCCGCAACATTGACACCGGTAATTACAAAAGGTTTAGGTAAAGTTGGTAGATTAATGATTGGTGCTAAATCAAAAGATGCAAAAGAATTAGTTAACATTGCAAGAGATAAAGGTTTACCATTACCTATGGTAATGACTGCACAGGAAGGTACAGGTCTTCTTGGTGGTTTTGCAAGTAAATATTTTAAAGTACTTGGTATCATGCCTTTTATCAATGGCATTGGAAAAGAAGCTCTACAAGGAGCGGAACAAAAAGCAGGAAGAGAATATTTAAATAATTCTGTTCTTAATTATGGTCCACTTATTAAAACAGGTATGTTATCCGCTACGATTTGGAAACAAGCAGATGAAGCCTTTAAACAAAATTCAAATTTAATTAATGCTAGTTATAAAGCTTTTGATACTTTAGCAGATACGATAGGAAACCCAAAAGTTATTCCTACAGGCCATGTTAAAAAAATGGCTGGAGACTATGTTGATGAATTAGCAATGCAGTTTCCTGGTATAAGAGGTTATGCACAAGACAAATTAGGAGATGTGCCTTTAAAAGATTTACAAAAACTACAGGGAACTGGAGATCCACTTGCATTATTCTTTAGGTACATGAATGCAGTAGATGACTTTGTAACTCCAAAACAATATAAAGGTATGATCACAACTCTTAACAGAGCTATACAACAAACAGGTTATGAAAATATTAGACCTACCTTATGGTCTATAAGAGAAGCTCTTGAAAACGATCTTAATTCTTTCGGTGCAAACATAACAAAAGAAACATTTTTAAAAGATGACACCGTTAAGGCTGCTTATGAAACTTTAGCTAAAACAAACAAAGCTGCTGCAGATGCAGACATAGCATTAAAAATTAAATCTTCAGAACAATTAAGAGATAAACTTTATGGTGCAAATGACACTTTTTCTACGTTAATGAACTTTTATCAAAGAGCTAATGCTACAAAAGTATTTAGAGACTACAACGCAACAACTTTTACAAATAAAGCTTTAGCTGGAATTGGTGGCATGGAAAAGAAAAAATCACAAAGATTCTTTAATGATTTAGCTAACGATGTGTTTACGAGAGGTGACCCTACTGCAATCAAACAATTTAGACAATTATTGGGTGCTGATAAAATAGTATCTAAGAAAACAGGTCAAGCCATAGGAGTTACTAAAGGTGGTGGTGAAGCATTATTTAATGCTGCAAAAGCTAGATGGATGTTTAATTCATTCTATAAAGGTTTTGATTCAGCTTCATCTCCTGCAGGTAGAACAATGATTGATGAAATTATGAACGAATCTACTGTTAGAGCAGGTATTAACGGAACAGTAGATGTTATGGAATCTATGGTTCAAAAAGGCGATGTAGTAGATTTTAGTTTAGATAAAGTAAAAACAGGTAATAATATCTTTGATGCAACAAAAATAAAATTTAGTCCAAAGGATACCTCTGGTTTTAATATTAATAAATTCATGAGAGAGCTTGGAATAGCAGATCCAACTGATGATGTAGCGAAAGAAAAAATGATATCTATTCTTGGTGGAAGAGGACAAGCAAAAGAATTTGAAAAGTTTTTAACTTATATGAAAGCAGTATCTGATACTCCAATTGCTGATACATCAACTTTTATGCAAAGAAGATTACAATTAGGTGGTCTAAATTCATTTACAGGAGCTTTAGTTCTTGGAGGTTCTGCAGCTGTTAACCCATTTGCACCAGCATTATTTATTTTACTTGGTAGACGTGCAGGTCAAATTCTTACAGATCCAATTGCTATGAGAGCTTTCAACGATGCTCTAAACCCTGATGAACAAATTAAATTATTAATGGGTCAGAAAGTTGGTGATGGTGTACCAGGAGTTCTTGGTATTGGAAGAAGATATTTTAAAGGTAGAGACATCCAAACAGCAGCTAACGTTTTAAGATCACCGGGTGTTGTAGGTAGACTTGGCCTTACACAGAAAAGAGAAGCGTTTGCAAGGTTAGTTAATTATTTAAATGAAAGTGATGCTGATGTTCCAAGAGTAGATCCTAAGACAGTAACACCAGAAGAAATTACTGAAAGAATGGGACAACTTCAAGCTTTAGTTCCAGCACCCAACTACAATCAAGATACAATTCCAGAAAAAAATTACGAAACACTATTTGCACAAGATTTTTCAGGTACTTCAGGAAACTTACAAACAGATACTAATGCTGTTGAAATGTTATCTACTGCTACACAAAACGAAGCTATGGTTGATGCTGAAGAAGCACCAATTGAACAAGAAGAAAAAACATCTATTATGGCTGATCTGCAACTTGAAGACCCAGTAGCTCAACCGCCTCAAGAACCAGTGCCCCCGGCTACCGGACAAGTAAATCCACAACAATTTCAAGCTTTGTTTCCTAATGATCCAACAGGAGCTGCAATAGCACAAAGAGGAGTTAGACGTGGCTAAAAAATCTGCAATAGATAGAATAGATAATCACGAAAAGATTTGCAGATTAATGCAAAGACAGACTTTTGAAAGAATTGATAGAATGGAACAAAGAATAAATAGAATAGAAAAAATTATTGTAGCAGGTATGTTTGCTATATTTATGGCTGTACTTTCTAATCATTTGTAGTATTAACTAAGTATGAAGTTACTTAGAAAGTATCCTTACAAACATTATAATAGATTTTCAGACACAACAGGACGTAAATATTTAGTTGATAATATAAAAGTACCAAGCGTTACAACAATACTTTCTGCTACTAAGGACAAACGTTTTTTAGATAATTGGAGACGTAGAGTTGGAGATGCTGAAGCAGATAGAATTATGAAACAAGCTTCAACTATAGGTACTGAAATGCATCAGGTACTTGAATATCATTTAACAGGACAAGGTTATTATAATGCTATGGAGGAAGGTACAAAACCTAGAATGATGGCAAAAACTATTTTAGATAATATTAAAATAGATGAGGTATGGGGTAATGAAATAAGTTTAGAATATGAAAATAAATTTGCAGGTACAGCAGATCTATCTTGTGTTGCTTATGGAAAACCGAGCATAGTGGATTGGAAACAATCTAACAGACCTAAAAAAGAAGAATGGGTTGAAGATTATAAATATCAATTAGGAGCTTATTATTTAGCACATACTAAAAATTACGGGCCAATAGAGCAAGGTGTAATATCAATCTGCACTCGAGATCTTATGTATCAAGAATTCCGACTAAATGAGTCGGATTTAAAAGAATATGGAGATAAATTTTTAGAGAGAGTAGAACAATACAATAAACTTATAGCAACCAACTCTTAAGATCTTCTTCACCTAAAGTTTTAGCAGCAATTTGTCCTTTACTGGTTAAAGACTTCATGATAGCTTCATCTAATGTACCTCTTGCTACAATATCAATATAAACAACAGTACCTTTTTGGCCCATTCTATGAGCACGGTCTTCTGATTGCATACGCACTTCTAAGTTATAGCTGTTGCTATAATAGATGACAGTATTGCAAGCAGTAAGAGTGAGACCAAAACCACCGGTAGTAGGATTACCAACCAAAAAACGACATTTGTTATCTTTTTGTATACGTTCAACAGCAGTTTTTCTATCTTCAACACTAACTTCTCCATAAATGCTAACAGTAGATTCAGGTCCATATTTATCTATTAAAAAATTTTTAATTTCATGGATGTTATATAAATAATTAGCCCATATGATTACTTTACCATCAGTTTCCTCAAGTGTCTCCTCTAAGGCACTTAATTTTGATTTGTGCAATTGCAATATTTTTCCATCATCATCTTTAGTAAATCCATTACATACCTGGTGCAGTTTTATTATTTCAGTTAATTTATTAGAAAACGATATTGTGCTATCTTCAACAATTGCTAATGCATGATGCTTAAGTCTTTCATATATTTTTTTACCTTCACCATCTAATTCAATGTATCTTTTAGATCTAACTTTTGGTTTTAAATCTAAACATTGGTCTTTACGTATTCTAGTTGCAAATGTTTTCATTTTTTCTTCTAATTCATCAAGTCTTTTGTAGTATTTTGGTATAGAGATATATCTACCTGAACCAACTGGTATATCTGTCATTTCAGCGTATCTATTTCTAAAAGCCAAATAACTGTTAAAACCTAATAATTCTGGACTTAAGAACTGACATTGTGTAAATAAGTCTAATGGAGATTTTGTTATTGGGGATCCTGTTAATATACGCTTTATATGGGATACTTTTCCTAGTGCTAAAATGTTTTTTGTTCGTTTTGCTGATCGGTTTTTTATTGTGGTTGATTCATCCAGTGCTACAAAATTTAATTTATTTTTAGTCAAATATTGTGCGCAGGCTTGAAAACCTCTCTTTGTTGACAATGCCTCAACGTTTATTAAAAAAATTTTAAGATCTTTTGATTCTTCTAGTTTAAAATAATCCTTAGGTTTATCAATGTTCCATTTAAATATTTTATATTTTAATACATCTGGTAAGTGTATTTCAATTTCAGATTCCCAATTAGTATACACAGATTTAGGAGCAATAATTAATACAGTTGTAATTTTTCTTTGTAAGTAAAGATAAGCAATATTATCTATAGTTACTTTAGTTTTACCTGTTCCCATTTCCATAAAATAGGCCCAGTTATTTTTTTCAGCCGATTCGTTTAGTGCATTCCGTTGATGCTCGTACGGCTTGGTCTTATAGGGGTATTTCCACATCTTGAAAACTTTTTATATTTTTTTCTTGCAAAGATCAAATGAATAATTTAAGACCCCATCAGGAGGAAAATATGGAAAAGTTAGATATAGAAGCAATGTCTAATATAGACATTAGTAAAGATAACGTTAAGTCTATAACAGACAAATGTAACGAATATAACAAGTTAAAAAAAACCATAGAACAAGAAGAAGAAAAATTATCTCAACTAAAACATAAAGCTAGAGATTTAGAAGAGAGAATAATTCCAGAGATGATGCAGGAAGCAGGTGTATCTTTGTTGAAATTAAGTGATGGTTCTACAGTAGAAGTAAAACCATTCTATGCAGCAAAAATTCCTGAGTCACGTGTTGAGGAAGCCTTCGGTTGGTTAAGAGGTAAAGGTTTTGAGGATATAATCAAAAATACTGTTACCGCTTCATTTAACCGAGGACAAGACAACCAAGTCTCTGAATTAATAAAAGTCTGCGAGGATCATGGATTTAATTATAATAAAAAAGAAAAAGTTGAACCCATGACTTTAAAGGCCTTTGTTAAAGAACAAGTTGAAGCTGGTAAAGAATTACCTTTTGACTTGTTTGGAGTATACATCGCAAACAAAACGAAAATAACTAACAAATAATAGGTATAATATGAAAATAAAAGACGGACAATCGAACGAAGTGACGATTAAAAAAGAAGCTGGTGCAGTTGCCAATATTAATATTGAGCAATTTGCTGATTCTGGATTTGATAATGTTGATTCAAAAAGTTTAGCATTACCATTTCTTAAAGTTCTTGGGCAGTTATCACCCCAAGTAACACAAGGGGATAGTCAGTTTATTGATACTGCAAGACCTGGGATGATTTACAACACAGTAACCGATGAACTTTATAATGGCGCTGAAGGTATAACAGTAATACCTTGTTATTATAAATTAGAATACATTGAGTGGAGAGACAGAGAAAAGGGTGCAGTTGCTCCTGTTTTTGTATATCCATTTGATTCGGATATAATGAGTAAAACTACCAGAGGTGATGATGGTAAAGATAGACTAGAAAATGGTAATTACATTGAGGAAACTGCTTCTCACTATGTAATGGTTGTTGAAGAAGATAAATCTTCAACTGCTTTAATTACCATGAAATCAACTCAAAGAAAGAAGTCAAAAAAATGGAATTCCATGATGATGTCTTTGAGGCAAAAAAGAAGTGATGGAAAAGGTTTTTTTAAACCTGCACCCTTTACTCAACGTTACTCACTTAAAACTGTTTTAGAAAAAAACAATTTAGGTTCATGGTATGGTTGGGAAATAGAACACTTGGGTACAGTAGATAGCCAAGACACCATCAAAGCAGCATTTGAATTTTATGAATCTTGTAAAAAAGGTGCTGTTCGAACAAATCACGGTAAAGAAGAACAAGTAGAAAAAACACCATTCTAATATGGACCTACTTGACAACACCCTGGAGGAGTTTATAGAACTCTTCCAGGGCTCTTCTACATATTTTGGTGCTTCAGAACCTCTAGGTCACAAACGAGACAGGGATGGGAAACAAGAATTTAGACATTGGGTAGAGCCAAAACCCATGACCAAGGAACATTGGTCACAACATTTAAAAGGAGAGAAGTACTATGGATCAGTTCCCATTCGAGATGAT